ACTTTAACAACTCGGCCATATACGAGGATTCTGTTTATCAGGTCGGTCAGGTGCAGCCGTGGATGTCTGGACTGGATCAGTCAACGCTTGACCTGATGAATACTAACAACATGTATGTCGGCTCAGGCAGGCTGGTAGGGGTTCCATCTGGCGAGCGCTTTGAGTTCGCCCAAGCACAGCCGAACTCGATGGCAAAAGAGGCAATGGACAGCAAGATTGATCAGATGATCGGGCTGGGCGCGATGTTTATTCAACCCGGCTCGGCGGTCAAGACAGCAGCGCAGGCAGAGGGTGAGCAAGCGGTACAGCATTCGGTGCTATCACTAATCGCTGAGAACGCATCCGAGCTGATGGTGTCCGTGCTTAACCACATGGCCGCATTTATGAATTCATCGCCCGATGCCATTGAGTTTGTCATCAGCAGCAAACTGGTCAACCCCAGGGCTGACGCTAACATGCTGCGCGAGATGATTGCTGGCTTTGTGCAAGGCGCAATACCGATGGATGCGTATCTGCGCTGGTTGCAGCAGCATCAGCTAGAGGACGGCGAGAAAGAGGTGGAGGACTTTAGCGCGCAGTTGAGCGTGGGCGGATCTATGCCAGACCTGGATGATGACTAATGCCCGCAACACCGGCAGAGCTAATCCAGATTGAATCCAGGCACTCGGTTTATCTTGAGGGGCTAAAAACGCACGAGGTCAATGAGCTTCGCGGGTTCCTGAAAGAGATGGACGCCGACATACGCAAAAGGCTTGGCGGCAAAGACCTCACGGCATTCACCAGGGCGCGATTGGAGCGGTTGTTAAGCCGTGTGGCGCAAGATATAGCTATCATCATGACGGAGCTATCAGGCGCTACGGTAGAGCGTGCTGTTGCTCTTGGCGTGTACGAGTCAGGCTTCGAGCAGCGCGCATTGTCCGAGGTAGTGATCAATTACGACTTTGACACACCCACGGCGGGACAGGTCAGGTCAGCTATTATGAGCGCGCCATTGATGGTGCAAGGGCCAACGGGCGGCCTGCTAATGGAAGGCTTTTTGGCATCCACCAGCACTGACGTTCAAAACCGTTTAACCGCCGCCATCCGACTTGGTTACGCACAGGGCGAAACAACCCCGCAAATCCTGCAACGACTACGCGGAACACGCGCGCGAGGCTTTAAGGATGGGGCGCTTGGTGTGGTGAATCGTAACATCGAGGCGGCTGTACGCACATCATTGCAGCACGCGGCCAGTCAGGGCAGGCAGGCAACGTGGAATAACAGCCGCGACATTGTTAAAGAAGTTATGTGGGTCAGCTCACTGGATGGCCGCACATCGGTTACATGCCAATCACTCGACGGCAGACGCTTCCCGATTGACTCAGGCCCAAGGCCGCCTATCCATTATAATTGCCGCTCAACCACGGCAGCCGTGCTAGATGAGCGCTTTGCCACACTTGAGCAGGGCGCAACCAGGGCGGCGCGTGACCCGGCAACCGGCAGGATCGAATCAGTACCGGCCAAGCAATCCTATTACGCGTGGCTGAAGAACCAGCCAGAAGCATTCCAGAATTCAGTGATCGGCAAGGGCCGGGCCAAGCTGTTAAGAGATGGCGGCCTTAGCACGCAGCGATTTTCAGAATTGCAGCTAGACAAGACATTTAAACCAAGAACACTGGATCAGATACGAGAGCTTGAGCCAGTGGCGTTTAACAGAATGGAAGCCAATTAGTCAAATTAAACACTGTTTGACAATTGGCTAAATGTGGTATAATAGGCTAAGTATTGGCGCAGGGCGCTAACTATTAGCGAAATCACGGGGTGATTTATGGCTTTACAATTTGAAGTGGCAGATCTTGAAGGTTTGGACGATGGCGTTAAGGGTTTTTACCAAGAGCACGAAGGTAAGTACCGGCTAGCAGTTGAGGGCATTGATCCGGCTGACGAGTTAAAATCAGCACTGCAAAAAGAGCGCAACGACCACAAATCAGCAAAGGATCGGCTGAAGGAATTTGAAAGCGCGGCAGCGGCGGCAAAAAGTGAAGCGGAAGAGGCCAAGCTAGAGGCCGCTAAAAAGAGCGGGGACTACGAGACACTTGAAAAGAGCTGGCAAACCAAGCTCGACAAACAGCGCGAAGAAATGCAGGCGCAGCTTAACGGCTACAAGTCCACCGTTGAAGGTTTGACAGTAGGCCAGACTGCCACAAAGCTGGCTGCCGATCTTGCTGTACAGGGAAGCTCTGACGTACTACTGCCGCACATCAGGCAGCGACTGAAAACAGAATACATTGACGGACAACCAAAGACGGTTGTCTTGGACAAAGATGGCAAGCCGTCTGCTATGAGCATTGACGAGCTGAAAGACGAATTCCGAGGTAACAGGGCTTTTTCGCCCTTGATTGTCGGTAGTAAGGCCAGCGGTGCGGGGCATCGGGGCGGTGAAGGTGGCGGGGCCACTGGCAAAACCATAACCCGGTCAGACTTTGACCAGATGAACCAGATGCAGCGCTCTGCCTTCCTACGGGACGGCGGCAAACTTAAAAACGAGGATTAAGACATGGCTAACGTACTAACTGATCTGGCCGCAGATATTTACAAAGCGGCTGACGTTGTGGGGCGGGAACTGGTGGGCGTTATCCCATCATCCCTTATCAATGCAGACGGCTCCCAGCGTGTTGCGCTGAATGACACCGTGCGCTCGGCATTTACCCGCCAAGCAACCACTGTCAACGTGTCGCCCAGCATGACCATTCCCGAAGGCACTGACCAGACCGTTGATAACAAAACGCTCTCTATCACCAAAGCCAAGGCGGTGCAAATCCCTTGGACTGGCGAGGATATGCGACACGTAAACAACGGCGCAGGATTTACCACCATTTACGGCGACCAAATCCGGCAGGCTATGCGCTCGCTGACAAACGAAATGGAGGTTGACCTATCAACCGAGGGCTACCGAAACGCATCACGCGCTGTTGGCACTGCCGGGACCACCCCGTTTGCCGCCAACTTTGACCTGATTGCAGATGTTCGAAAGATCCTTGTGGACAACGGCGCGCCCACTGACGGCCAGTTGAGCCTGATTATGGATACGGCGGCAGGGGCCAAGCTGCGTAACCTTGCCCAGCTTCAGAAGGCCAACGAAAACGGATCAGATGACATGCTGCGCCGTGGCACTCTGCTAGACCTGCAAGGCTTGATGATGAAAGAATCGGCGGGCATTCAGGGGCACACCAAAGGCACTGGCGCATCTTTCGTCACTAACGGCACCTTTGCCGTAGGCGAGACTGCGATTGATGTGGATGGCGGCTCAGGTACTATCCTGGCTGGCGATGTTGTGACCTTCGAGGGCGATACCAACAAGTATGTTGTTGCCAGCGCATTAGCAGGCGGCACCGTGACCTTGGCAGCTCCCGGCCTTCGCGCATCGCTGGCTGATGGCGTGGCCGTTACAGTTGGCGACAGCTACACCGGCAACATTGCCTTGCACCGCAACGCGCTGGAAATCGCCATGCGCGCACCAGCAGTACCAACCGGCGGCGATAACGCTGATGATGCGATGACCATCCAAGACCCTGTGAGCGGCCTTGTGTTTGAGATTCGATCATACAAGGGCTACCGCAAGGCTATGTTTGAAGTAGCTGCCACATGGGGTGTGAAGGCGTGGAAGCCTGAGTTTATAGCCGCCGTACTGGGCTAAACTAAAACCGAGACGGGCGGCGTAAAAACCGCCCTGATCGTATGGAGGTTTGCATGGCGAAGGCAAAGCAGGCACAAAAGCAGGTTGAAAAAGAGCAGGACAAAGTTGTACAAGTAAAGACCATCAAAATGATGCGCGATGACGGTAAGGTTGCCCATGTGCATCAAGATATGGTCGAGGACTACCGCAAAGGCGGTTACACAGAACATAAAGGCTAATTGCTATGGCTCTGGTTATCGAAAATGGATCAATCGTTACAGGTGCGAACAGCTACGCTACGCGGGCTGATTATATCGCCTACGCTGCCGCTGAGGGCGTCACGATTGCAGACAACGATACAGCAGATCAGCAATTAGTACAGGCGGCGCGATACATCGACTCACTGGAAACAAGGCTTAAAGGCTATCGGGTCAGCCGTGACCAGCCCCTGGCGTTTCCTCGCTATGAGTTGTGGATTGAGGATTACGCCTGGAACAGCGACGAGATACCAAGGCAGGTTATCAACGCACAGATTGAGCTTGCACTTGATATTAACGCAGGCATCAGCCTATACAACCCGCCTCAGTCCGAATCTATCGCCGTAAAGCGCGAGAAGATAGACATGGCCGTTGAGGTTGAGTACGCGGTCGGCAATCAATCGCCCATAACACGGCGCTCCAAATCCCTACGCTCACTGGCGGCACTGATGAAAGGTAACGGACTACTGTCTGTCGCCTTGGTCATGTCATGAGTGAGGCATTTTATAACCGGCTGGCATTAACCGCGCAGCGGCTGCTGACAAACTACGGCAGCGCTATCAGCATAAAGCGGGTAACCGGCGATACGTTTGACCCGGTAACAGGCGCTACCACATCAGGCACAACAACCACCTATACGCCTAAGGGCATATTTCAGCGCATACCTGACGCACTGATTGACGGGACGCGCATTAAAAGCTCAGACCGGATGCTTGTTGTCGATAGCACTTACGCGGGCATGATCTCGGATAAAGTTGTTGTTGATTCGCAAGACTGGACGATAACTGAGCTGCGAGAGGTTAAGCCAAACGCAAGCAATAACGTGGTCACATTCTTAACGCTGAGGCGCTAATGGCAACGATATCAATTGGTGAGTGGGCCAAAAAGTCACGCCTATCACTTGACGAGGCTGCGCGCGGCATCAAGATCAGCCTTTTTAGCGGCGTTATCCGTGACACGCGAGTTGACACCGGCAGGCTTCGGGGCAACTGGCAAACCACGACAGGATCGGGCGCAACGGGCATCATTGATCGAATGGACACATCAGGCTCGGCGGCAACAACCGAGGTGCAAGCCACCGTCGGCGCTGACACCGTTGATTACATCACAAACAACTTGCCTTATGCGCGTATCTGGAATGAGCGAGACGCAATCATAGACAAGAATCTGGCGCGCTTGCAGCAGATTGTCAGGACAGAGGGGGCGAAGGCTAAAAAATGACTATCAAAATAGATCAAGCCTTCATCAGCCACTTCATCGCACAGGATTTCGGACTGCCCATTGCCCACGAAAACATTGATTACACACCAAGCGCTGGCACGGCTTACGCGCAGCTAATCAACGCGCAGAACGAAGATGCACCCATGTCGCTTGCCGACTCAAACGAGGGCACAGGGGTATTCAGGGTGATACTGCGATACCCGACAAACGTGGGCGCAGTCGCAGCAAAACAAAAAGCAGATCAGAT